AAACTTAGTAAAAACCACATGTCAAAACTTAAGTATGCCCCTAAGCCACCCCCAGAACCTATAATTGATGAGACCCTTGAACCAGGTCCTAAAAAAAGAGGTAGAAAAAGAACAAAAAAACAATATTTTACACCAGACACAGACGCAGCTATAAAAGAATATTTAGCTACATCTAACCAAGATGAAAGAGATACTATATTTAAAGATAGAATTTGGTATCCATTTTATAAGTTAGCTGAAAATTTAATTCATACATTCAAATTTTACTACACAGAAGTAGATGATTTAGAAGATTTAAAACATGAAGTAATTTGTTTTCTTTTAGAAAAATTAGATTATTTTAAACCTGAAAAAGGCTCAAAAGCATTTAGTTATTTTTCAATTGTAGGTAAAAATTATCTTATCCTCTACAATAATAATAATTATAAAAAGAAAAAAGCAAAAGTAGACGTTATAAAGGCAGACGAGGATGAAGGAGTTTTACATCAATTAGGTAGAGATGACCGTAAACAAGAAATGAAAGATTTTATTGATTATTTTACAGAATATACAGATAAACATATGTTTACAATATTTAAAAAAGATAAAGATAGAAAAGTATGTGATGCTATTAATATATTATTTAAGCGTAGAGAAAATTTAGAAATATTTAATAAAAAAGCATTATATATTTACATAAGAGAAATGACTGAAGTAGATACTCCTGTTATTACTAAAGTAACTAAAAAATTAAAAGTATTATATAAAAGTTTACATAATGAATATATTGATACAGGATACGTAAGAATCTAAAACTTTCATATTTATAACAAAATAATATGGATCCATTAAAACAAGTAATATTTGACGATAAATCTTTTGGGGATTTATTAAAAGAAATTCATAGTAATCAAAAGAAAAAATCAACTCAAATAGCTTCGATGATTGCTGAATTACGTCCTCTAATTTCATCTTTAGGTGATGCTACAGTTGTGGTACCATTAATCAAAGAATATATGGAAATAAGCGTAAAAAATGATGATCATTTAATAAAAATGGCATCTATAGTACAACGTTTATCTACAGGAGGAGCCAGTTCAGGAGATGGTGGATTATTATCAGCTGAAGAAATGGATCAATTGATGGATGTAGCTGAAGAAATAGCTAAAACTGTTGAAAAGCCTAAACAAATAGAACAATCAAAAGAGTAAAATGCCATTAGTAAATAAATCTCAAAACGCAAATTCAAAAAATAAATCAGGTCAATTTATTCCCGTAAAGGTAGTTGATGTTGTTTTAGATATGAATTTTCCTGATATTGAAAAAATAGGTGGTTGGGATGCTTTAGGGACAATTTTATTTATTAAGTGAAATAGTTAAGGATCCTCAAATAGAATTTAAAAGAGATAAAAAAGTATTAATTAGTACTAATAATATAGCTAGACCTTTATTTTCAAATACAAAAAATTATCCCCTAAAGGGAGAAATAGTTTTAGTTTTTAGCACAACAGGCAGAGAAATAATATCAGATAAAACATCAGCTTATTATATTTCTAATATTAATATATGGAATCATCCTCACCACAATGCATTACCTAATCCTGATTTATATAGTGATAAAGAAGATTCAAATAAAACAAATCAAGACTATACTAAAGTAGCGGGGGGATTAGTAAGACAAGTACAAGACGGAGATTCAGAAATTCCATTAGGAAATTATTTTGAAGAACAATTAAATATAAAACCCTTATTACCTTTTGAAGGAGACCATATAATAGAGGGAAGATATGGAAATTCTATAAGATTTGGGGCAACCGCTCCCGGCCCCAATGATTGGTCCACTGCGGGTAAAATAGGATCTCCCATTACAATAATTCGTAATGGTCAATCAGACGAATTAGATACTAAAGGATGGGAACCTACAACTGAAGATGTAAATAGAGATCCATCATCTATATATTTAACTTCTACTCAAAAATTAGATAAATTTGTACCAGCATCATTAAATTGGCAGTCATGGGGATCAAAGGTAGCAATAAT